AGTTTCTGGAAGTAAGACAGTGCGTCGTCTTCATCCTGATCACGAGATGCGGTAGGCATGATGTCAGGGGAGTTGAAACTACCACGACCTTCACTCATACTCTCAAGACCTTCACCACGACGTTCGCGTTCAAAGGCCTGTTCCTCTTCAACGGTCTCCTGATCTTGCATCTTGGGAACGCCACGGATACCCAGGACATAATCCAGACGCTTCTTCAGAGCATCGTAGTCCTTGAACTTATCTGCAGCAACCAGTTCTGCAAGGGAGTGTTCAGTCTTCCAGAGAGCTTCAAGTGCATCGTCATCACCATCCAAGAGAGGAGCCTGACGTGCAAACTCAGAGGAATCATAGTTCCAGTAACCTGCAACCTTCTTGATCTTGATCTTGAAGTCTGCACCCTGCCAGAAGTCGAAGGGGTTGATAGGTTCTTCGTCTTCAAACTCAGGTTGCATTGCAGCCATGATCTTGTCAAAGATCTTCTTACCATACTTGTAGAGCATCACACGACCTTCATTCTGAGGGTTCGCAGGATCCTTCACAACATAGATGTTGGAGTAATATTCCAGTTTACGCTTCTGTTTGCGGGCTTCTTCTTTACCAGCATCAGTCCCGTTGTTCCAAAGGGTGGTGTTGTATTCGGAGACGGGATCCTTCTGACCCAGAGTGGTCAGGGAGTTCTCGATGTACCAACCGCCAGGACCTTGGAAGGCGTGTTTGTACAGTTTTACCCAGGGGAGATCTTCACCCTGTGGTGCGGGAAGGAAACGCACAACGGCGTAACCATTGCCAGACTTGTCCATCTCGGGCTTCCACAGACGGTCATCACCACCTGAGGGAGTATTCATCTTCTCAACTTCCTTGACCAGTTTGGAGGTCAAAGAACCCAACTTGGACTGTTTCTTAAGGTCGGCAAAAGACATTCGGATTACCTCGGATTTGTTAGGATTTGGTTTGTGTGTGTTGGGTCTTACGTCCGAACCAGTCTCCCAGTCCCATCTGCCCAACGAAGTTATAGTAACAGGTCTTGACTCAATCGTCAAGTTGTTGACGGATCATGACCCTGAGACCACTGATCGTCTGATGCATTGTATCAAAGAGAGTTGCGGGGTCTACTTCCCCTGGGACACCTAGCATTTTGGCCGCATTGACGATGTTCTCTTTGATCTGAAGAGCCTCTGGATCATCACTCAGGGAGACCCGAGTGTACATAATCTTTTGTTTCTCTAAAAGGTTCTCTAGTTTGGAGACGTGTTCATATTTTTCCTCATTTGTCATTTGAGGAAACTTCATCATATCACCATAGATGTCTTCTTGCATCTCATTGATTTCAACGAGACCAGCACGAACATATTCACTGTCAAGAAAACTCATAGTAGTTTCTCCTTAAGGATTCGTTTAAATTTAAACACATCGATATTTAGAAAGGATGCATATTTTTTCATTTTCAAGGAAACCGTACTCCAAATAGGGTCATCCAGTTTCTTATCAAGATGTGATCTGAAACCAAGAATCTTATCAAGGATCACAAGAGTTTCTAGACTGATTTCTTTCTTCAGAAAAGACTTCAGGATTTTCGGGTGTTGGCCTTGAGTGCTGAAGAAACTGTCGAAATTATCTCTCGTAAAGATTCTTTCAACTTCATTTCCGAAAATGTAAGACAACGATTGATTTCGTCGTTGCCATTCTTTGAAGTGGGTTTCTCCATTTTGTATAATTTCTCCGATCCATACTTTACCAGGGTCATCATGAGATGTAAAGTTTGCAATGAAATAATTCACAATCTCATGATCATCCTTCTTACGAGACATCCTCTCAAAAAAATATCTGTCGCGACGTTTGTTGAACGAAGCGACAGATGCACGAGTTTTACCAGAATATTTTACAAAGTCATACTTATCCTTAGTGAAATGATTCTTCATTCCAAGATAGGTTGTGTAGACTTCAAAAGGGGTCACTTTCACAGGGGCAAACGAGCACGGGAGGTACGTTTCAGAAAGTTGAGATCAATGGCTTCCGCCTTGAGTTTCTCCTTCAATGGTTTGGAGATCAACTTCGGAACAGATTCTAACTCAATCTTGTTCTCTTCGCAATAGTAGACGATTGCGTCAATGTAATTAAAATCGGGATCAGTCTTGACCAGATTTTCAATATCTTTTGTAAACTTGGTCTGACAAAGAAACTTGTCTTTCAGAGCCTTGTCTACTTCTTTATTAGGCATCGGTAGATCGATTAGTAACAAATTTCTTAATATACTTAACTAGAAGCTTAATATACTCGTCTTTGTTGCGTTTGTCAAATACATGATTCTCCCCATTGGGACATTGCATGATTGTAATTAATTTTTTAACAGGAATACCAGTCATTTCATAATATGCACATGCATAAAATGTTTCCTGTACAAAATAATTTTCTAGCCATTCTTCTGGCTTAATATACTCTGAAGTTTTAAAGTCAATGACCGCAAGCTCGCCGTCAAACTCCGCGATACAATCAACACGACCAGCAATACCAAGGTACTCACTAAATAAAGTCCTTTCGATAGCATGGATGTTATCAATACGATCAAGGATCGGTTTGCAGGCGTGGAACATGAACTTCGATGCGGGAAGATGACTTTCCCAGTCAACGGACTTTCCTTCAAGGTAATCCTGGGCCACTTCGTGGAAGTCCGTGCCGCGGCTCGTAGCCTTTCTAGTGATTTGATTCGCCTTCTCCTCACCTACTTTTTGTCTCCATTTAATAAATTTTTCACGATTATAAAAAGAGGTGACTGAAGTGATTGAAGGCACCCAGTCACCATTTGGCAATTCGTAAAGACGACAGCCTGGAGTTTCTTTTTTGTTTAGTTCAACATCACCTAGATGATTGATAAAAGTTCGATTCATTAGAAACCTAAAGCTGTTTTCTTCATAATGTATTCTTTGACAAGACCAGAACGAACGATGTCTTCAATGCCGAACTCCACCATAGCGAACGACTCTTCCATCTGTTCAATAATCCTCATGAAATCAAGGATACCATTCTTCTCATAAGTTTTCTGCAGATCAGTTTGAACTGCGTCACCACAGAACATAATTCTGCAGTTGTCACCTACACGAGTAATGATACTATCTAGTTCGTGAAAATTCAAGTTCTGACTTTCATCAATCAGAAGGATACAATCATCAAAGGTTGTACCACGAATGAAAGATGTAGACCAGAAAGAGACAGTCTCCTGTGCCTTAAGGTTACCCCAAAGCATATCAAAATCTGCGTCAGAAGGCATCTCGAACATGTACTTAACCATGTTCTTGTATGGAATCTGATACAAAGCAGATTTATCCTCATGATCTCCAGGAAGGAAACCAATCTCACGAGTGGCCACAAGAGATCTAACAATGTAGATTTTCTTGTATGGAGTGTACTCATTCAGTACATCCTTGAGTGCATTATAAAGAGCGACGAACGTTTTACCAGTACCCGCACATCCATAGGAGAAGATATGTTGTCCTTTTTTATACGCCTCAAAGAATTTCTCTTGATTCGGTGTAAGTGGTTCAATGTCAACTAGGAAGTCGTTGTTAATCGGTTTCTTCCTTTTCATCTGTTTGGCAGTCATACCGATCCCGATTGGATCTTGAGATTTTCTCTTTCTTGCAGGCATAGACTTAGATCTTCTTTACTCTTGACCCAGGTGCTCGTGAAGCTTTTTCCAGTACCTCGTTCCAACCTGGTTTTTTGGAAACGAGTTTGTTTCTCCAGTCCCCCACCTCAGTAGCCATAGGAGCAGTAGATGGATCAGACCAATCTCTGACCCATCCAGGATTATCCACCAGCCACTGATCCCATTTAGTGAAACTCATCACTACTTCTTTTTGTTCACCAGTATCTTTATTGACAACGGGATATGTAGGCATAACGATAATCTCAGGGGGTGTTGATATTTATGAAAGAAAGTTCATGTTTATATTACACCGAAACATTGAATTTGTACAGGTACTACTTCGATGTAATTTGGATGCATCAAATAAAAGAATTCTATTTTTTACGGACTCAACTTTAACTTCTTCATCCTCTTGAAGAAGACAAGTGTATCCATCATTATCATTCAGATAGAGAATTGCACCTGTATTTGAAAAAGGCATGT